CCCGGACATTACCTTGTACACGCAGGCCAAACAGCTCACATAGATGACGCAAATCATCGTCAGTAAGCCGGTTGGCCATCAGACAAGGACAGGGTTGAGCACAAGGATAGAACCCGCAGTCGCGCGCTTGCTCAACATAGCGGCGTCTGCATAAGACAAGTGCCCGATTATGGACCGGGACCAGGTCTCACTTCCAAAGCAGAATTCCCGGACATTACCTTGTACACGCAGGCCAAACAGCTCACATAGATGACGCAAATCATCGTCAGTAAGCCGGTTGGCCATTAAGTGCATCAAAGGATGCCCAACAAAACAGCCCAGGAGGGGTTGAAGGTGGAGGAGCTCCATAGAAGTCTGACGGCCGTATAACCGTCGAGGTGCGTTATGCCGCACGGAGATGAGCGGGCCGTCGAAACCAGTCCCGATGTTAAAACCTTTCCCGTAGGATGTGGTTAACATGTCGGTGGTTAGGCTCACCCCGCTCAACTCCATAGCTGCGCGCTCCAGCTCCGTAGCACACTTGGTCAAATAAGTAGTCGTCGCATTACGAGGTAGCGACTTGACCGCGCGTTCCAACTTCAGTTTGTCTGGAGGGTGCTCAACGACACTAAGGGTCCGTATATAGCCGTTGACGTTGTACACTGGCGCACCCTCCAGGGCGACGGCACCTGTGCACAGAAGTTTGAGGTTTTTGTGGGACACGCCACCCCGGAAACGAGCAGCACTCGCAATCATTTCACCGACTGCGTTGCAACCCGACCGGTTGACACAAGAGCGTGCACCCACGAGAAGAGTATTAATAGCGTTCAGCGGCGACAACTTGTCGACATTAGTCCAGTTGCCGCTCACTAGAGACGCTACAGACCGGGCAAAATAGCCCACAGAAGAAACAGGACCGATAGCCATACGCAAGAACTCAGCAACCCGGTTACCTAGTGATTGTTTGGCCGGATTCATCCTACACCCGTACTCTGCTGCACGCTGCAACAACGGGGCACATGACGTCAAATCGTGAACACGGATGAAGACGTCATCGCCAGCGTGCAGTGCGAACAGCTTGTCGTAGACAGGGGCAGTCCAAGCGGCGCGGAGGTAAGCGGCATTCAAGACAGAGTTGATGAAGGTGGTACCTCGATGCCCGCTCATCAGAGTACCATAGACCTTCTTCCACTCACCGGAGACCTTACAGTATGTCTGGTCGAATGAAGAAACCAAAACAGAAGAAAAGGCAGCGTCGACGTTTAGTTTGGAGCACAACTCCCGGATAACAGTCTGCATACTTGCAGTGCTATGGTGAGAATTGAAATCATCGTAGTCCAGCATTAAGTTGACGCCACCACCTAAGAAAGACCGCCTGACGCGGTCGGCAATAGCAGAATGACCACCACCCCCGGGGTCGAGAAGGACACGACGGTTACGCCAAGCGCGCTGCACAGGACCCAATAACCATTCGAAGGCGAAGTAAGACCTAGTATCACACGCGTAGATAGCGCGACTTTTACCATGCTCCAACTTTTCAGAGCAAGAGACCAGAGTCCTACCAGACCAACCTGGTATCGGGTTTGAAGTACAAGCCTCGGCTGCCATACGACGATAAGTCTGGGTGTGAAAGCGTGTTAATTGTGAATGATCGATGCCAAGCTCAGCAGAGGCAGCGGGTGAGTGAGACCCATTGACACACCACAACCAACGTTTGTCCCAGAACTCGTCCATATCAGGCAGAGTGCATTCACGAAGCTCGTCGTCGAGAATGGCCCTTACATGCTTGGCTAGCTCGTGTTGATCACAGTGCAGGACCTTAGCAGCTACACCTTCAGGTGACAGCCGATAATCGCGGTCTTGCGATAGGTCAACGGAGGCAGCGAGTCTTCCAGCAAGGACATTACCCTCCACGAGCATGCAGCCGAAGGTGCACTGACTAGCACCGACAGCCTTGAGTACTGTGCTCATGGACTTAGCAAACGACGGGTCAGTGACATATTTGAACGCAATGTCGTACCCAAGACGGGGGAGGTGAGAAGAGAGACCGAAACCAAAAAGACAAAAAGACTGCATAACGTCGTCGTACACTGAACCACCTAATAAGGCGATAAACCGACCGACGGATGCAGGTGAGAGAGATTGAGACAAAGAAAGTAAGAGAGGGGCAAGGCGCAAATTGCCTTTAGAATATACAGCAGCGTGTTTCTTCTTTGGGAACAAAGCGTGTCTGAAACGCTTATCCCGAATAACACGGAAAAACAGAGATGAACAACTGTGAAGGGAATCAATGGAAAATTTTTGAGAAAAAGAAGAGCATATGGCAAGGAAAGGCGCTGAGGCGGCAGCGTTCCAGACAAACCCCCGTTCCAAGCCCGCTGCGGTGTAAAACAACTCAGTCAACGAAGACTGATCGACATCACACTGCAACGGGAAGGGGAGCGAGAGCACGGCAGAGGCGATAGGGAGTAGCGGGTGAGAGGAAGCCAGTCTGCCGAAGGAAGAGAAAACCGATGTGGCTACGCCACCAAAATCATAATCGAATGAGCCAGAATACGAGGGGAGACCAAAAGACCTAAACAGAGAAAGGAGTACCGAACCGACTTGACCGAAACGGTCAGCCCGTTCGGCTAGTTCAATATCCAGTTGCGACATTTAATTACTGTCGCGCACTCTGAGAGGCAGATGAATCGGGGACGGGCCAGGGAGTAGACGGGTTAGACTCAGAACGCTCGGTGGGGCGAGCACGCTCAGACGCAGCCCCGCCACCGACGTTTACGCCACCTTCGCGAGCGAGGGTGGGAGCACGAACAGCAGTATATTGAGGAGCGGCACTAACCGGTTCAGCCTGATCACCATGTACATCAGCGACACCAGGATCCAGTTTTTCAACCTTCTTATCGATACGGTCGGTAGTTTGCTGCTCAGTATCGGCCGGAAGGACAACAGGGTCGAGCTTCACTGCAGGTGCGTTAAGACGGGGTGGACAGAATGAAATCGGCATGGCGGCATGATCAGCGCGGCCAAAAGTACCGTATCGCGCATTAGCGGCGGCGAGCTCACGGGTAGCACGCGTACGAGCGCGGCGGACAGAAGCATCATAGGAATTGGACTTGCCAACCTTTAAACCAGTAGGACGACTGACGTTGATGGTAACCTTAGACGACAGAAATTCCGCGGTGGTCGGCACATGCTCGAGCGAAGGTATACCGTCGTCGTCGAGGGACACGTGTGACACGTAGATGCCGAGAGTAGCGTTGAGGTTGAGGAACTCACCGGGTGCGGGAAAGGGAGACTGACCGCGTGTCCAAAGGTAGGAAGCGATAGACGAGTCGGCCTTAAGACGAGCTTCGACGGTTCCAGTCGCATCAGTACCGCCCGGCTGTACAATGCCCATGGGGTCCATCTGACGCACTCGTACAGAGGAGAGTCCATTCAGCGAGTTGCCAAGCCAATGGTACAACATCGGCGTGGTGCGAGCGGAACGGACCTGGACAGCGAATGCAGAGGCATACGCATCGCAGCTCCCATAAGGGGAGATCGACTCGAACAAGGGGTGAGATACATCAGTTCCGACGTCACCGAGGGAGCAAGAACCGGCTAAACGAGCGCGCTCCGGGCAAAAAGAAATTGGTAGCAAAGATGTCGGCTCAACCCAAAAGAAAGGGGTGACAGAAGCAAACTTAAGGTGACGGTTGTCATCCGGGATGGAAATAGCACAGGCGCTCAAGTGGCGAGCGACATGGTGTTCACCGCCACCACAGCCGAAAATACGGCCTAGGACGCCAGCGTAGTTATTACCAAACTTATCCATGACAGAATTGATTTGAGACCTATGACGGGCAACCATCGCATCAGTCCCAGCCAAATGAGCACCTGGGTCGACCTCGGGATCGGACGCGGTGGTGCCGTTAGACAAGAACGGAAAAATAGATCCGCGGAGCTCGACACAAGGATCGGCAAATGCAACACCAGCTGCAGTAGTGAGCAAAATGGCATCGCAGTAAGCGGCAACAGCGTTGAAGGAACCGGTCTGCAGAGCAGGGATACCAGTATAAACGTCAAGGCCAGAGTGAATACCGCCGAACGGTGGAGAGAACGCACCACGACGGAAAACGTCACGCATGAAGCCCCCCTCATCGGTATGGCCAACGACAGTCAATACGCTATGGAGGCCACGCGCGAGAGCGTACCCAAAGAGGGACCCCACGTTACAAGCAGCCATATTGCCGCCCAGGATGCGAAGACTGCCGACAATAGCAGCCGTGAGGGCAGATCCAGAAACGGATGAAATCAGTGGACGGCGGGTAGTGGCATCCAGCTCAACGACATCAGTAGCGACAGCGCTACCTTCACCAGCAACGGCGTTGGCAAGGACAGAGAAGATGTTCTGATTCATCTGCGTTTCGACAAGCCGAGGGATGAACACAGCGTTAGTGAGAGCAGTGATAGGAGCATCGGCCGCGCCGAGCGTATGAATAGTCAACTCGTTGGTCGAGCGCAAGTGCGACGACTCAAGGTTGTCGTACAAGCTAGCACAGGCCAGTGCTTTTCCAAGACGTTCGACAACGCCGGCCAAGTTAGTGATTTCAAAGACAGAGCTGAAGTTGGAATACTTCCGAGCTAAATTGATAAAATCATCACGCAGATCAGCGTGAGTATCGTACATAGCATCATAAGAAGCCGTTCCGACAGTAGCAACACCGAGCGCATCTTTGATGTGCTCGTAAACCCGGCCAACTTCATATTGGATAGACACAACGCGGGATTCAGAGTTGTCCTGCAGGACGGCAGAAGTTCGGGCGGTAGCGGCGTAACGCCGATACTCGTCCTTCTTGACTCGAGGGTTACCGACTGGAGCGCCAAGAACTCCAGAAAGGAAGTGGTTAGTGACCACGGCACGGGGAACGGTAGGTTCAGAAGACATAATTTCCGTTGAGCTGATACTTGATTCGAATATGTAGGGATCAACGGAACCCTCCTCCTACGATAGACAAACCTGCCCGGACAGAGCGCGCACAATGTTTCAGTGGGATTAACCGGTGGGCCAGCGCATGACTCCTGCGTATCAGCACGAGAACCGCTCTGCGCAACGAGCGGGATATTCCGGAAACGATGGGTCG